TGCAGCCCGCCCTGTGCCAGACCACTGATCGGCATCCCTGGCGAGCCTGGCGTTGGGTACAGGTTCATGCCACCCATGTTCGCGCCTCCCTGCGCCAGACCTCCGTAGGTCGTCCGCTGCTGCACCGGCGGTGCCGGCTGCGTCTGCTGCGTGGCCGTCGTCACCGGCGCCGTCAGACCACCATTTTGTGCGCTCTGTTGCGCGGCGTTGGTCGCCGCGACCGCGGGATGCGGTGAGCCCGTCACCTGGTGGTACTTGTCGAGCATCTGCTGCAGCACGCCCACCGCGGTCTGGGTCGCCGGATCGGCCATGTTGCTCGAGGGATCGGCCATCTGCACCATGCGCGCCGCCGAATCCAACGTGCTCTGCCCGCCCATCATGTCTGCCGTCCAGCCACCGATGCCATTCACGAGCTGCTCGCCCAACCCGGCCGGCGCCGACATCAGATTCTTGGCGCCCGTCGCCTGGCCCAGGATGTTCTGCAGCATCCCGCTCGCCGTCGCTGCCCGCTGCTGCAGCATGCCCGCGCCCGTCTGGGCGTTGCCACGCGTGTTGCTCAGGATGTCGCCCGCGGCCGTCGTGACGTTCTGCTGCTGGGCCGTCTGCGCGTTCTGCTGCGCCGTGTCGGCCGTCATGCGCTGGTTGGCCGCGTCGATCAGCGTCTTGGCCTCATCGACCGTGATCTTCTTGTCGATGACCTGGCCCGTCAGATGCGCCGCCAACTGCTGCAAGGCGTCGCTGGCCGTCACCTGGCCCTTGTTCTCGATCCAGATCAGTTGCGACGGATCTTTCGGATCGGGAACCTGGATATAGGGTGCAACCGTGTTCGGCGTGGGCGCGGTGACCGGCGCTTTCCCATAATTCGGGTTGGGCGTGCGGCTGACCTCGTTGCCCTGGTCGTCGTACCAGACCAGGTCTTTGAGGGTGGTGCTGTTGCCCACCGTCGCCGCGGCCTGCACGTTGTCTGGCAGTGTCAGCGTGCCCGTCTTCGGATCGAACACGTAGATCTTGCCGCCGCTCGAGACGGCCTGCTTGTTGACGTCGCCCTGGGCGACCTCCTGGGTGTTGATGACCTTGCCGGTGGCCTTGTCGAGCGTGTAGATCGCCGTCGGCGTGGCGACGATCTGCGTCCCATCGGGGGCACTCGACACCGCGTGCAGCTCGCTGTTGACCGGGTCCCACTGGCCGACCACGCCGCTGCCGCTATCGCCTGGCGTGCGGTACACCGGCGTCCACTTGCCAGGGTCCGAGGTTTTCGCACCGGCCTGGGCAGAGACGCTGGCGCCCACCTTGTTATTGGCCGGGTCCCACAGACCGATGACGCGCGGGTTGTCGCTCTTATCGTTCGGGTCGGTGATCGGCGTCCACGTCGACGGGTCGGTCTTGACGTTCGGATCGACCTTGAACGGCTGGGTGCCTGGCGGCGCCTTGGGGTCGCGGACGTAGACCGTCGGCGTGCTCGAGCCAGGCGGGATGACGTTCAGATTCTCGTCCAGCCGCTCGAGCCCGCTGGCCGGGGTGGACGTCGCCGCCACGGGATGGCTCTGCTGGGCACCCTTGACGACCGTAATGACCTTGCCGCCTTTGACCGTCGCGTCATCCCCGGACCCGACAGTGATCGAGTCGTGCTGCGAGCCGTCCGGCGACTGCACGGTCAGGATGGTGTTGCCGGTAGGGCGCTTGGTCGTGACGTTCTGGTTGTTCTCGTCCTTGGTCGTGATGTTTTCGTATTCCTGCTCACGACCAGTCACGCTCCAGCCTGGGACGCCCGCACCAGCCAGTGCTTCGGCTTCCGTCTTGTAATTCGCCATCAGTTACCACACGCCGCCGTATAGTGCGCCCCAAGACTGAGAAAGCCCGCGCGTCGAGCAAACGACCGCGGGCCAGACACCACGAAAGGGCACTCCGTGATGCAACTCGATTCTAACTTTGAGAAGGCGGCGGTCGCCCTGGTCCTCGCATGGCTCATGGTCACCTTCTTCTTTCCGCCCGTGGGCGCGATCATTGCCGGCGTTGGCTTCGGACTCGCCGCGTTACTGGGTGTGATCAACTGGGGCATCAAGCGGCTGCAGGCGCGGTCGACTTCGTACTGAGACGCCGCCGCTTCTCATCAGCGGGAATCGTGTTCAAGACTTCGATGCCTGCCCTCGAGCGAGCGGCCTGCATCGCCTGATCCATCAGGCTCTGCTTGCCGACCTGCGTCATACGCGCGAAGTCAGGCGACGCTGCCGTGCGCGCAATCGCCGCGTCGATGTAGCGGTTGGTCAGTTGCTGGTAGCGCGTTTCCTCCTCGATATTGAGCGGTATCTGATTGACGCTGCCCGACACGGCTCCTGGGGTCAGCGTGATGCCGTTGTTGCGCAGCGTCTGGCGACCCTCGGTGGTGAGCGTCTGGTCGCGGGCCTGCTGTAACTCGTTACCGGTCTGGTTGCCCGCAAATCGCCCGATCAGCCCACCAACGCCTGGCAAGCCTGTCGGCCCCGCCGTGTCTGACGGCTGGCCCGCGGCCAGGTCGCTGGCGCTCAGCGCGGCGCCGCCCACGCCTGCGCCCTGATTCCGTACCAGGAAATCAATCGCCGACGGTCGCACCTCGGCATTGATCCCCGCGCGATCGACGATCGCCTGTATCGCCGGCGTGATGGCCTTCGACACCGCGCTTGCGTTCTGATCGGCGCGCTGCGTCACGATCGTGCGGCCACGGAAGAAGTCGGTGTTCATCTCGAGCTGCGCCGCGGCAGGCAGGATCGGGATACCACCGAGCGGCTCTGTACCGACCTGGGCGGCGCTCTGCGCCTGGATGGGTGACAGCCCCGACCCGATGGACGACGCCATCTCCTGCCAGGACCGCGAGTCGTCACCCATCACGCGGCCGGTCGCCTCGCGTGCGAGACTGGCGAACGGCATCCACTCGCGGAGTTTGATGACGGCGTACATCGGCTTGCGGTTGCCCTGCGCGTCGACGGGTGCCTCGCCCGGCAGCATGACGACGATGCCCTGATCTTTCACGTACTGCGGCACGTCGGCGTAGTCCTTCGCCCGCTGCGGGTCGCTCTTGTTCCACACCTCGGCGGCCATCGACGGAATGCCGATCAGCGTGCCGACCGTCGCGACGAACGCTCGCGGATTGTCTCGGAACGCTCGAGCGATCTGGGCTGGACCCTGGAACCCAACATTGAAGAACGGGATGAAGTTGTTGAGGTACTTGGTGACGGTCCCGCCTTGAGAAAAATCGACGGTGACGGTGCGTCCGTCGATGACCGCTTGCGTCGCGTTGGCGCCACGTCGCTCGGCGAGTCGCATCGCCGCCACGCGCGGGCCGAGTTCTATCCGCTCGCCCAACGCCTCGACGGGATGCAACGTGAGCAGGTCTTTGGTCAATCGCCCCAGATCCTGCCATCCGTTGATCTGAAACACGTTCTTGCGCTGCATCTCCGCGACAGCACGTTTGGTCTGCCCCTCGCCGCCGGTGAAGTACCCCGACTGGCCGCCGCCGCCCTTCAGAAAGGCAGACGTACCCTCACCGCGGAACTCACCCTGGAACAGGCCCTGGAACGCGTCGCCGTAGCCCCTGGCCAGTTCTCCCAGAATCCGCGGCAACGCCAGCGGGCCACCCTCCCGCACGCTCGAGCGCAGCACGTACGTCGGGACGTCGAGCGCCGCGTTGCCAGCCAGGAACAGCGGGTTACGACTGGTCGCCAGCGAACGAAATATCTTCTGCCAGGCGCTGGTCCACTCAGGCGTCGACAGCACACTCGCCCCATTGATCGCCGCGCCGAGTGCCTTGTTGTCGGTCACATACTTCTGCTTCTGCCCGTCGACGAACCCGATCATCGTCGTCTCGTTCGACTTCGCCGTGTAGCTCTGCGGCACTTCACGCAGCATCGGGCTGGCACTGTCCTGGTCGATCTTGAGAAACGCCTGGAACGCCTCGTTTTTCATCGCCATGCGTTCGACCTGGTGCGCGTACGCGACCGTCGAGGCGATCGGGTCTTCGCGCGCACGTTCGGTGCCCTTGAGTGTGTATTCGCGCAACTGGCGATCGCTGAGCCCGAGCTTGGTACCGGCACCCTGGCCACCGGCTGGGTCGGCCATGTAGTCCAGAATGCGCGTCTTCGCCCAGTTCGGATACTGCGCCTCGAGCTGGGCCGCGGTGCCCTCGTCGAGCACGCCCGCCCGAACCAATCGCTCGCGCATCGACTGGTTGAACGCCGTCACTTGGTCGGCCGCGGCCTGGACCCTGGCAAAGCGTTCCGGGCCGAGCTGCTGCTCGAGGTCCTGCATCGCCTTGACCGACTCTTCACGGTTCAAGCCGCCTGAAAACAGACGATCGGTGCCCACCTCCGGCTTGCCGGTGCGCGTGGCAAGGTTGTCGGCGACCTCGATATTCGAGCGTAGCGTCACGTAGTTGCGCAGGGCGGGGTAGTCCGCGCCGACGGACTGAATGGCTGGCTTCAGTCCTTCATCGACTCTGACCTGCGCCACGGGATCGGAGGCCAGACGCTGCAGCTCCGCGGCCATCTCGTCGCCACGCAACGGACGGCCGAGGTTTGCCGCATACCGCTCCTGGGCACGGTTGATGTCGACCTGCCGATCGGTAAACGCGCGTGTCAGGCTGTCGCCGACTTGCTGGATAACGTCAGGAATACTGGTCGCTGGCTTCGGCTTCTTGCCGTCGTACATCGCGTTGAGCTTGTCGAGCTCGGGGCTCGAGGTGGAGCCGGGTCCACGGCCGGGTGCCGGTGCGCCAGCCCCCGCCCTACCGGTCGGAGGAGGAGGTGGTGGTGGGGCAGCCTCTTGCCGTGGAGACTGCGATTCCGCGGTGATCTCGGGTGCGCGGAACTGCTCCGCCGCGGCTGGCTCTACTGTTTGGGCTGGGGCTGAGGTTGGGACTGCGCCGGGTTCTGCTGCTCGAACTGGCGCTGCCGCTCCAACGCTGCCTGGTGCAGTCGCCGGATTCGGGCCTGCGCTGCGCGGATTCGCTCCTGCGGCGTCATCGGCAGCAGTATACGGCCGATCGAATGGGAGCTCGGTTGCGGCCTGGGGCGCTCCGCGGTACAGGGTCGTCGCCCCCTCGGGAATATCGGTGGCGTCCAGCAATTGCTGATTCTCCGCCGATAGCCGCGCGATCTCTGCTCGAGCCTGGGGCGGCGTGAGCGGCGTGGTGCCGGTGCCCTTGAGCCCTGACTGATAGGCGGCGTCCTGCGCGCGAGATCCCCAGGTCGGATCGTTGGGGTTGAGCCCTTCGCGTTTGGCCAGCGCCCGCAGCGCATCGTCCGACCACCCGATAGCCCACGCCGGCCGCACGATGTTGCCGGAATACTCACCCTTGCCTCTGTTGGCGATCTGATCTTGCAGTTGTTGAATGCGCGCGTCATTGGCTTCGTAGCGCGAGGCCAGATCCTCGACGTGTGTAGCAATGTCCTCTTCGGTGAGGGGCACGCGGCCTGGTCCAGGCTCGGTATGCAGCGCGAAGGGATTGGCTAGTGGCTCGCTGGTAACACCCATCTCGGGCGCACGAAACCCTGTCGGTTCAGGCGTGACCGGTGGCGTGACCACTGCCGCTGCGGCAGGCATCGCGGTACCCGTCTCGCGGCGCGGGATGCGTATGCCGCCATCTGCCGTCGGCTCCGCATTGGCAAAGTCAAACCTGCGCGCCACGCGCGCGTTGGTCGCGAGCTGCGCAGCCTGCCGCTCGGTACGCACCACGATCGCCGAAACAGCACCTGGAAGCGTCCTGCTGACCGTGTATTCCTGACCGCCACCCGTCGCCGCGGTGAACGTGAGGCCCGGTTTCTGGGGCGCGACGCCGCCATTGGCTCGAGCAGGATCAAACTCGAGCATGACACCCTTGCCACCCTGACCGAGCGCCAGGTCGCGGTTGTCGGACGTGAAGATCGGAGTCTGGTTGCGCGGGCCACTTTCGATGCGATCGAGCAATGCGCGCGCGTTCGGCACACTCGTCTCGTGGTAGAGCACGGTGGTGCCGGCCGGGACCACGTCGGTCAGGTCGTTCTGGTGAACGAGCTTCTCGTTCGGCAGGCCAATGTCCTGCACCTTCGGCCGCGGGTCAGCGTTAGGTGCGCGGACCGTGTCGCGGAGAAAATTGCGCTGCATCTGCGACGTCACATCGGTCGACGGCGACCGCTCTTCGGTGGTGGCCCTCAGCAGGTTCTCGCCGGGGCGTGGACCTCTATCTGCTGCCCGCGCGAGTTGCTCCTCGAGTGTCGGGCGCGTCTCTGGCGCACGGAAGCCTTCACGCCCGACACCCGCGACGGCGCGTTCCAGGCTGGGTCCGACGCCGCCGCGGGTGATCAGATGCGTGCCGAGCAACCCCGCGGTTGCTCCGAGCCCGATGTTTCTGAGGCGCTCTTCGGGTGACGCGTCCTGGGGGGTAGCGACATTACCGGCGTAGCCGCCAGCGACACCGCCCGCAAGGTTGATGCCGAACGGCACCTGCGCCTGGCCGCCCTGCCGCCCACTGATGGCGTTCTGCAGATGATTCGTCGCCTCGGGAAAGACCAGGACGTTGTGCGCCCCATCCAGAGAGTCGATGTGCTCGATGCCTTCATACCCCAGTTGCCGCAACAGCAGGCTGATCGTTCGCGGCTCAACCCCCCGTGACGCCATCGCGTCAAACACCGCGTTGGGCGAGGCATCACCACCGAGTTTCGCAGCGGGATCAGCAATCCCCGCCAGATAACGGAGCTCACCCACCGCTTCCGACGCGCGCGCACCACCTTGCCGTTCAAGCACGTCGGCAATACGCGTGATCTCCGCGGGAGCCATGTCACGGCCGTTCTCGGTGATATTGAACAGCCGCATGTCCGCTGGCGCGTTGACCTTGCGAACATTCGCACCCTGACCCTGAAACCCCTCAATACTTTCCGGGTTCTGCGCCCGTTCGGCATACCCGGAGGCAACGCCTGGGTCAGTTGCCAGATAGTGACCAGGACCGAGCGAGTTCTCGCCCTCGAACGCCCGCTGCCCAGACTCAACCGACGGATAGTCGGCACTCGTGCCGTGGTACAGCGTGCGGTCTGGCGCGGTAAACCCGGCCGTCGGCTCACCTTCACCCCTTGCGCGCGCCACCATCTCGGGCACACCGGCAAGTGCAGCATTGACGTTGGCCTGGGCAGGTTGCCTCGAGCGCAGCGCGGTACTGATCTGTGGGGCGTTGTCGAGCAGCACCTGGCCCAGACGGCGTACGACCTGTGCAACGCCGGCCGCGCCCACGTCGATCACACCACCCAGTCCAGCGCCGACGACCAGCGCCTGACCGACCGACTCGGGCGTGCTCTCTTTCTTTTCGGCCTCGAACATGGCGTTCTGCAAACCGCCCACGATGGCGCCCTGCGAGAATTTCTGCGCGATGGTGCCCAGCACGCCGACCGCGCCGGGTGACAGACGTTCGGCCAGTTGCGGTCCGACGATCCGGCTCACCGCGCCACTCAGCGCACCCGTGCCCGCTTCAGCCACACCGCTGGTCGGTCCCAGCAAGGCCAGCATCAGCGGATCGGTGAACTGCTGCGCGATACCCGTGGTCAGACCCGCGATCAACCCGCCCGGCGTGATGTCGCCCTCGTGCCCTGGCTCTGGCCGCGCGCCGGGCAGGTTGTTGAGCGGGTTGTTCTGCTCGAGCCAATCATTCTTGACCTGCATGACGTCGCGGTACAGGCTCATCGTGCCCGCAGGTATGAGCGACGGCCCTTCCTGGGCATTCTCCGCGGCGGCCTGCAGCAATCGCTGACCGACCGGCGACCGCGCGAACGCCTCCGCCTGGGTGCCGAGATCACTGGCCGCGGCACCAAGGACGGGAACAGTGGCGTCTACCGCACCTCGAGCCGTGGTGCCCAGGTCGCTCGCAGCGGCCCCCAGAACGGGCGCTACCGCACCCGCGGCCGATGTGCCAGGCGTCTGACGGTTGGCGTCCTGTGCCGCGCCCAGCACGCCCTGCGCGGCCTGCTGCACGTCGCTGGCCACCTGGTTGACCTGGTCGCGCGCCGACACCTGACCGGGCTGGAGCTGCACGGGTGCGGTGGCTTGAGCCAGCGCGCCCTGCGCGGCCGAGCCGAGGGCCGATGCCGCGCCACCAACCGCCTCGCCGACGGCGCCCGCGGCGCCGCCCAGCACATCTGCGGCCGACTGGATCGGCGTTGGCCCCTGGTCGGCCACCACGTTGCCGTTGGCGTCCTGCAGGGCACCCTTGACGTACAGCGGCGCCTTAACAGGCGCTGGCCCACCGATGGTGATCGGGGCGTTGGATGTGCCACCGGTGCCGCCCAGTGACGTTGGCGCCGTGCTCGAGGCAGGCACCGCGGGGTTGTCGGCGAACAGGGCGCCCTGCGCGCGGCCCATCAGATTTTCCATCTGGGTCGGCGTCATCCACTCGGCGCCATGCACCAGGTCCAGACCCGAACGTCCCACGTGGAACGCGCCGGTCTGCGGGTTGTACCCGTCGGCAAAGAAGTAATGGCCGGGCGTGCTGATCGTCACCGGGTTGCCCGTCTGGGCTTCTCTGGAGATGGCGTCCCAGTCCGGCGCCACGATGTGCGTGTCGACGCCCATGTTCTTGAGCAACTGCTGCTCGCTGGTGATGCCGGCCATGCCGCCGCCACTGGTCCAGCCCACCTGCTTGGCCAGGTCGGTGGCCTCGCGCAGCGTGGGGTTTCTCCCAAAACGTTCCGCGAACCTGACGGCGGCCGCGGGGCCGCACGCTGAATACGCTTCGTCGGCCGTCAACTGCGGGTCGTTGAACTGGGACTGGTTCATCGCGGTCGACGCCGTGTCGAGCGCACCTCGAGCCGCGCCGCCCAGTGCCGACGCGGCGCCGCCCACGGCGTTGCTGATCGTGGTACCCGCTGCCTGCGCCGCCTGCTGGGCATTGCCCATGATGGTCTTGACGTAGTTCTGCGTCTCCGCATACGGCGGGATGCCACCGTACGTCTCGACCGCGCCAGCACCAGCGTTGTAGGACGCCAGGGTCTTGCCCCAGTCACCCTGATACTGCTGCAGCCGCTTCGCGTCCTCTTTGGCCGCCGCGTCGAGTGACGCATACGGATCGGTCGGATCGAGGCCCACACCCTTCGCCGTCTCGGGCATGAACTGGGCGACGCCAATCGCGCCGGCATTGCTCCGCGCCGAGGGGTTGAATCCCGACTCCTGCTGGATCTGCGCGGTGAACACGTTGGGGTCGATACCTGCGCGCTGGGCCGCGGCTCGAGCGTAGTCCTGCAGCGACATCGACCGGTCCGCTGGCGCACCGAGATCCGCCGCAGGTGGCTGGACGGGCGCCTGGGTTGGCGGTGCAGGACTACCAAGCGTCTGAACGGCGTCCTGCGCGCCCTGGGTGAGGCTGGCGACGTGATCCTGCAGTTGTTGCGCGACCTGGTCGCGTGCCTGGCCGAGCTGCGTCACCGCACCAGTGGCGGCCTGGCCGGCGTTACCCAGCACCTGCAGGGCGGGTTGTGCGGCAGCGGCGGCTTGCTGGGCGTGCTGCTGGAGCTCCTGCAGGATCTGATTCGGGTCAGGACCCTGGGGTACCGGCGGTGGCGTGGGGATGGCGTCGTTGATGCTCTGAACGGCGCCCTGGCCCAGTTGGAGCAAGCCCTGAGCGTGTGAACGCAACTCGTCGCCGATGCTCGAGCGCAGGTCGTCGAGGAGGATTGTGCCAGGCATCTAAATCACGCCAGGCTCAACGCACTGCGGCTATAACAGAGGCGCCCCAGGCCACACACCTGGAGCGCCATCATCCCGACAATTGGAGTATCGAGATGTCTTCTCAGTTTATGGCATACGTTGCGCTTGCCCTGATCGTTGGCGTGCCGTACGGGCTCATCGCTCTCGCGAGCGTGCGCGACTGGCTCAGGGAACGCGCCTGGCTCGCGGAGTATCACGCGACGCACCCGAACGCCCCGCGGCATCACCACTGGGTACCCGTGCCCTGGTCGTCGTGGCCGTACGGCATCAAGTAACACCAACTACGCCGCCATCGTGGGCGGCAAGGGTTGCCCGTTCGGCCCGAGAATCACGGGTGGCGGCGCCACAGGACCCGGTGGTGGAGCGATCATGGCCGGCGGTGCGGGCATCACTGGTGGAGGCGGAGGTAACGCGGCTGGCATAGCCGGCGGCATGACCGGTGGTGCTGGTGGCGCGGCATTCGCCATGACGGCCTTGCCGAATGCGTTGGGGTCCACCACGGTGGACGGCTCGCCCGGCTGAGGCATGCTCACGCCGATGCGCTTGGCGACGTCGAGGAACTGCTGCGGATCTCTGCGCGCCTCACTCTGCAGCCACTGACGATCGTTGGTCTGGTACTTCTGACGGTACAGATCGTCCAGCTTCTGGTTGGACACCTGCGCCATGTCGGGGTGGTTCTTGTTGTCGCCGAACACGCCCGTCGCAATAGACGCGGCATCACCAGTTACTTCGCGCGTGATCTCGTCCTGCAGCTTCAGGATTTCGTTCTGCTGACTCGACGCCATCTGGGTCTAGCCTGGTATCGGGCCCTGCGCGGCTTGCGCTGCACCAGCCATGACTTGCTGACCTGGCGGTGCATTCACACCAGCACCGTTGGGGGCAGCGGCTAGCGCGCCAAGATCAGGCACTCCGCCCGGCGCGCCCTCAAAGACGCCAGGTCCTGGACCGCCAGGCAACTGGGGCGGGCCCTGCCCTTGCTGCACCTGGCCACTGAGCGCGAGTTGCTCAGCGTCCTGCGCCTTCTGCAGCAGATCGCCACGCCCAGCCTGCATGAAGACCTCCGCATCGAGCCACTTCTGATAAGCCGGTGAGGCCCGGATGCGATCCCGAGCTTTGGACCGTCGAATCTCGTCGGGGTTGTCACCCAACGACTGCACGGCCTCGTCGAGGCCGAATGTGCCGTTATTCAACCGCTCAGTGACGTAGCGCACCTGCATGAGCTCGTCGGTCGGAAGAGCCGCGGCAACCTCCCACTTGATCCTCATCGGGCGCTCGAGGTCCTTGGGACCGAAGCCAATGAATTCCGCGGCCGCCTTGCCAGAGCCGACGTCGATGCCGCCACTGAACACGTACACCTTCTCGTTGGCGCGTTCGCGGATCAGCGTCCACAACTTCTCGGTCTGCCCCTTTAGGAGGGACTCGATGCCGTGGCGGATGGGACCGACCCGCGTCCTCGAGTACGACAAGACCTGGCTGATGGCGAAGCCGGCACCCTCCATGCCTGACAGCGTGGTCACCCTGGGAGACTCCAGGTCGCGGATGGCGCCGTCGATGAGAGACATGTGTTTTTCCAGGGTGCTGGCGTCGGGGTACTGGATCCTCTGCAGTTGGCGGCCTGGGGGCAGGTTCAGGATCTCGCCAGGGTGGACCGTGGGGTCGGTTTCCTTGGGCAGACCGTCGTCACCGATGACCGCGGCCGCCGGGGTGTCGCCGTACGTCACCAGGGGGGAAAGGAGGTCCCTGGCGACGTACTGCGCGTGCATGGCCCGCAGGTACTGCCGGTACTGAACGAGCCACAATTTCGTCCTGCCAATCCCCCAGCCCACCTTGCGGTTGCGCCAGTGGTTCATGGTCAGCCCTGGGGCGTAGTCGTAGGGCACCCCGAACGAGTATTTGTGTTTGAACTGCTTGACGATGTAGCCGGTCTGGTCGCCGTTGAAGTTCTGCGAGCAGATCGCGTAGCTGACCCAGACGTCGTCCCAGTGCTCGAGGAACGTCACGGAAGAGAGCATGTTGCGGCTGGCTTCGATGATGTTCTGGGACTGGCCCAGCTCCTCGGGCACGATGTCGCCGATGGCATCCCGCGACAGCCGGTAGCGCCGGAATGCGCTACGCATCGGCATTTCTGAAACCTCGAGCACCTCGCACAGGTAGCCGTTGGACCACTGCGGGTACACCCTGCGCGGGTCGACGTACTGCCAGACGAAGGGAGGGCCGGCGCGCTTCTTGGCCTCTTCGGTGAGCTTGTCGTAGGACGTGTACGCGTCGGTGGGGTCACCCGACTTGGGTGAGGCGATGCCGTAGCGTTCGGACCACAGGTCGCTGGCCCACAGCAGCTTGGCCCAGCCGCCGCCATCGTTGAGGGTGGCGTCAGTGACCTGGGTCATGGTGTCGCTGCCGGGCTCCCTGGTCCCACACTCCCACAGGGTTTCTTCCGTGAAATGCTCGAGCTTGCTGGCGACGGTCTGGGCCGTGTCACCTTCGCCGCCGACGATGGATAACTTGGGGCGCTCGAGCGTGAGTATTGCGGTCTGCTGAAACGCCTCTTCGGTGATGTCAGGGTCGCGGGGGTCGACGTGGACGAGCATGTAGTCCTTGTCGGCTTCTGACAGGGCAGGGCGGCGCATCTCGCGCTGCTCGCGGACCAGGTCGAGGTCGTTGTCCTGCTGCAGATAGAGGTCGCTGAGCTCGGTCTGGAGCGACGTCAGATAGGAGCTATCCGGCGGCTTGAGCTCCTTCTTCGAGCGGTCGATGGCCACGACGTAGCCAAGTGTACGTCACACGCCGATCACCAATGTCACACGCCTGTCACACGGCCGTCCCCTACCTTGCCCTGCCTGGCCACGCCGTACCTGAACGAACCCTGCCGCAACCTGCCCCGCACTGCCTTGCCGCAACGCGCCATGCCATGCCCGACCACGCCATGCTAAGCCCATCCCTGCCCGACCACGCGGCTGGCACGTAGATGCCGATGTCCTGAGCGTGGTAGAGACTCCCAAACCATTCGAGGCGGTCACGTTCGGCCTCGTCGGCCTCCGTTTTCTTGCGTTTGGCGTTGATGGCCGAGATTTCTCGGGTGATGTCGTCGAACTTGTCAATGAGCCGTGGGTTGTGCTGCAGTAAGCCGGTTGTGCCGTCAAAGGCAATAGCTAATTGCACAGGTGGCTCTCCTTTCCGTTGATGGAATGCTCGCGTCTGAAAATCCCTGCCTCGCCCCGACATGCCCCGCCGGGCCAGGCCAGGCCCAACACAGCCGGGCCCTGCCGTGCCCCTCCTCGACTTGCCTCGCCATACCGTGTCATGCCGCGCCGTGCCCGTCCTAACCTCGCCGCGCCCCGCCGAACCGGGCCATGACCAGCCGAGCCGAGCCACGCCGTGTCTCTCATCGTCTGCCCATCGCAAATCCATAGCGCGAGCGTGGCCGTTCAGCCGTGGCTAGTTGCGACCCCAGCCACGCCAAGCAAGTCGCGATTACGCAGTCGTCGTGAAGGCCAGTGGGAGCCGCATACCTGACCATGCCCGTCACGGTCACGCTGCTCTCAAAGGCCAGCAACTCGGAGATCTGCACGGGGTCGTCCAGCAGGCTGATCTGGTTCTGCTCGATGGCCAGTGCCAGTGACCGTACCGCGGCATCCTTCGAGGCGTTGGTGGCCGTCCAGGCATAGATCGGCAGTGCCGCGCGGGCAGACCCCAGCAGTCTGGCATAGCCGGTCTGCAGCCGTTCGACCAGGGGGCCGCCCATGCTGTTGGCCTCGGCCACGATCTGCACGGGGTGGTAGAGCTCGGCCCACCTGTGCAACCGCTCGGCCTGGAATTCAAAGTCGATGTTGCTGAACCGGTCCAGCGCGACCTGCTCGTTGAGGGTGGCGTCGATGACGCTGATGACGGTGAAGTCGTTAGAGCGTGCCCAGTCCACGCCGAACACGTACGTGTGGCCACGCTGGGGTGGCATCTGCTTGAGACGTGAGACGCCCTGCACGCCGCGGAACACGCCAGCGCCCTCGAGTTGGACGAACTGCGCCAGGTACTCCTGGGCGTACGCGCGCTCAGGCAGCTCGTGGCGTGCCGCTTCGATCTCGTCTGGGTGGATGTACGGGTTGACGCTGGTGGGCATCTGCCACGATCGCCAGGCCCCTTCCAGCGGATCCTGGCCCAACTGGTAGAGCTGGTGAAAATCGTTCAGGCCGCGGGGCGTGGACAGGAACCAGGCATCGCCGGCGTAGTCGGCCAGGGTTGGGCGGATGGCAAGCTGCCAGATGTCGAGGAGGTTGGGCACCATCGCGGCCTCGTCGACGACCACGCGCTGGTACTTGCGACCGCGGGCAGGGTTGGGATCGTCGAGTGACCAGAGCTCGAGCACGCCGCCGGTGACGAGCTCGAGTCGGTGGTCCTGCTCGCTCTTGTTACGGGTGACGGGTTCGATCAGGGTACGCAGCTCGCGCCAGAACTCGCCGAGCAGCTTGTAGCTGGGGGCAAAGTAGCCGGCTGGGCGACCTGACAGCGCGGTGAGGATCAACTGGTGCTGGCCCAGGGTAGATTTACCGGAGCGCCGGCCGCAGGCCAGGACGGAGAAACGGGCGTTGGCCTGCATCACGTCGTGCTGCCAGTGCAGTGGCCGCGGCAACGTGATGGTGACCGGCATACCTCAGACCGAATGGCCGTTCGTCTGCTCGTGTGACAGCTTAGGCGTCGCGGCATCGGCGTATTCGACGCGGATGGTGGAGTCGCCGGTAGTCGCCATGTCGATCCGGTCACGGCGCCCGTAGTCGTCAGGACGGCGGCGTTCCAACCACCAGGCCGCGGCCGTCCATGTCCCCGCCTGCGCCGCCTGAGCGATCTGCGCCACCATGCGGACTTCGGCGTCGCCCTCAGCTTTTTGTATGGCGGCGACAAAACCGACATAAAGTTTCATCCAACGCTCAAATGTCCGCGGCTCGATACCGGCATAGTGACAGGCAGCCTTGCGCGTGTTGCCGGCGCGCAGGGCCTCGATCAGGCGCGCCTCGCGCTCAGGCGTGCGTTTTGACGGCCTGCCGACCACTCACTCGCTCCCAGCGGCGGACGCTAACGTCGCAGTAGCCAGGGTCGATGTCGAGGGCGTAGCACCCACGTCCTTCGCGCTCGGCGGCGACGATGGTGGTTCCTGAGCCCACGAACGGGTCATAGACGTCACCGGAATGATTACGGATTGGACGGCGCATGCACTCGACAGGCTTTTGCGTACTGTGCCCGCCTTCAACATTCCGATCTAAGTCGATCTCCCAGAGTGTGGTCTGAGAATGATCGCCTATCCAACCTGCCGTCGCGTCTCCGCGAACTGCATACCAACATGCCTCATGCCGCCAGTGATAGTGGCCACGACTGATGGGAAAATTCGATTTCGCCCACATGATCTGAGCGCGGATGCCGTAGCCCGCCTGTTCGAGCGATAGCCCAGAAGCAATGGCCGTAAGCCCCCCGGACCAACAGTAGACGACACTGCTCGGCGATAGTGCCCACGCCTGAGTCCAATCGGCACGGTCGTCGTTATCGACAGGTTGCGTACGCCGAGCGGCGTACGCAAGCTGGCCCTTCGCTGCACGGTCATTCCGCCACTCGGCGTCGTAATCCACACCATACGGCGGGTCGGTCACCATCAACGCCGGTGCATCCCCGTCCATCAGCCGCTCAACATCCGCCGCAACGGTGGAGTCGCCGCACAACAGCCGGTGCTCGCCTAGCAGCCACAGGTCGCCCGGCTTGGTGATTGGCTCAGCCGGTGGCGTGAGGTCGGCATCGTCCGGGTTGAGGTGTTTGTTGAGCGGTGGTGCCAGGTCCTTGAGCAGCGCGGCGACCGCGGCATCCGCTGGCTGCAAGCCCTCGAGCAGCGCCGCGAGCGTGTCGGCGTCTGAACCGGCCAGCGCCGAGACCGGGTCGAACGTCGCCAGCACGAGGCGCTCCTCGGCGTCGTCCAGGTCGACGTAGCGCACGGGTACGGACGTCTCGCCGTGACGCAGCGCGGAGGCGACGCGCAGATGGCCGTCGACGACGAAGCCGGTGCGCTGGTTGACGAGGACCTCGGCGACCCAACCGACTTCGGTGAGCAGTCCGGCGAGGGCATCGCGCTGATGGTCGGGGTGGGTTCGCCAGTTGCGTGGATTGCCGACGAGGTCGTGTGGGTCGACATTGCCGTAGCCGACGATACGTGAGCGCCAGGCGCTGGTAGTCACTCGGGCCTCGGCAATGGGCGGACGTCGTCGGGCTGGTAGGGAGCGACGACGCCGTCCGAGTCGAATTTGATCAAGAGCAAGCCGCGGGGCCAGAGATCCTGGACGGTGCCAGAGCCGGCGGTGATGCCGCTGAGCGGGACGTAGACGCGATCGCCGATCTGGTAGAGCTGCATGGATTCAGGATGATGCATGGTCAGTGATGGATCCCCACTGATCGGCCATCGCCTGAGCTACCAGGTCCAGGGTGCGGCTGCGAGCTTTCCAGCGGTCGGGGCCGGGTGCGGCGTAATGGACGCGTGGTGTACGGCCGGTACTGACCAGGGTGGCCATGAGTGGTGGGAGATTCTTGAGCCAGAGCAGGGTGGTTTTGGTTTCGCCGTGGCCAAACATCCAGGGCTGGATCATCTGCGACTCGCGGTACCAGAAGCGATTGAGGCCGCGGGGATTTTCCAAGGCGATGCGGGGGATGGGGGCTGACCAGAGGTCGTCGACGAACTCGAGAGCAGATTGGCGGGCGTCTGAGTCACGGTACCAGCGGTCGCCGGCTCGACACAGCGCGGTACAGGGGGGATGAAAGATGGCCATGTCCCAGTCATGGTCGAGGATGGTACGGACGTCGGCGAGGATGTGCTGACCGGGGATTTCTGAGGGCAGGAGATCGCAGGACCAGGCGTCGTGGCCGAGACGAGCGAAGGCGTTGCGAACGATGCCACTGAACTCACAGCCAATCAGGATTTTCACGCTGGCTTCTTGTCGAGGGCGGTGAGGGCGTCGGCAATAGCACGATAGTGCGAACCGAACTTGGCGCCGGGCGTCATCAGCGCCCGTGCGGCCTGGATGACGGTGTCCTGTGAGGCGATGTGTTGCTCGAGCAGGTGATTGATGGATGCCTGCAGGGTGATGTGGATTTTCGCGTTGGCGAGTTCGTGACGAAGCTGCTCGAGATCGTCGGTCTGGATCTCTGAGAAGGAGAAGTTGGTGGTCATCGGCGCCAGTACTCCCGCAGTTTTGCCGAGCGCAGGGTGGTGATCTGGACGCGCTGAAACCAGAGCTGGCGGGCCTTGAGGTCGTCGCCGTGGTCGAGGGCTGCTCTGGCTTTGGCTTCGAGGACGATCATTTTGCGGGCGAGGTCGCGGAGAGTGACCAGGGCGTAGTCAGTCATGCGGGACGTGACCAGTGGGGGGTGGTCTTGTGGCAACGTTCGCAGCGATCGAGGGCAAGGCCAGGGCTGGGAGACCGGGCCCAGAACCGCCAGCGGTGACCCAGGAATAGACAGCGGACGTTCACGGCGTAACCCGGGGGTGCGGGGGCGGAGCCCCTGCAGAAAAGTCCGTCACTCCCGTACTCCGGAGTTGTCGTGGGGGGACTATAGGGGGGAGACAACGCGTGGGGTTAGGGGGGTGTCGGGGGGGAAGGGGTACCCAAACTTGCGTTGAACCCGCGTTGAACCCGCGTTGATGAGATGCAACGCGCTTCAACGCCCGAGAGAACGGGCGAGGGATTTTTGCTGGAATTCGCTCTGGTTGACAGAACGGCGTTGAATCAACGCGGGGCTGCAACGCGTTCAACGCGCCTACCATGGGAGGTCTTCCGGCGTCGCGCGGACCAGGTCTATCAGTCCATTCTCGCGGCGGTTGAACCGCTCCGGAAAACGTTTGAGCTCACCACGTATGGTGGACTCGGGCGCGTCGCACGCGCGCGCCAGCAGTAAGGTCGACAGTGGCCCGGCGTCCAGCACCAGCGCCATCTTGTCAGCCATGGTGACCGCGACACCGTCGGGGCGTATCGGGTCCTCAGCGACGAACTGGACACCGCCCGCGTCGAACACCATCCGTATGCCGAGCGGCTTGTGCCGCCCGGTGTGGTTCCACTTGGCGTGGAACAGCTTCATGTGGACGGTGCTGCTGCCAGGCTCCTGATCGGAGCGCATCTCCCATGCATTGCGCGCCCTGTTCATCTTTTGAATGCTTCCGAACGCCTTGCCGCTGGGATTGCGGACGGTGTCGCCGGCGACGTGGTCGATGATCAGCCACGTCATATCGGGCACCTGGTCGAGAGCGTCGAACATCCGGTGTGCGATTGAATCCCAGCCGGTGTGTTCGGTCACGGTCCCGCCCGCGGCACTGAACGAGTCGATCACGGCAAAGGTGGCCCCCGCATCGTCGAGCACTCGGGCCATGTCGTTGATGTGGTCTTTGACCAGCCCACGCATGCGGCGGTACGGCACCCGCGGCGCCGCGATCCCCATCCCGCCCGCCACGAGATTGAGGCGATCTTCAAACGTTGCAAAATCATCCTCCCAATCGAAATAGAACGGCCTCGACTCACGCACATCCAGACCACCCAGCCCGATCTTTGCCGCCGACGCGCAGCAGAGACCCACGCTGAGCATGCCCTTGCCACTGCCACCCGGCGCGAACAACAGGTTGGATTTGTTGGCCACCACCAGGTGGTCGATCAGATACCGTACCGGCCGCCGCTCGGCAGGGCCGGCGTAGCGCACCGGTTCTCCTTGCCGCTCGAGCAGCAGGATCGTCACACAGAACTGTTCGATCATCGTCGCCCAGTCCAGCCCGATACCGAGGGTCTGCGACGCCAGCACCGTGGCGAGCGTCTTGCGGCTGCCACTGGTCGAGAGATTGAACCGGGCCATGTGCAGGTGCTTACCGCGCCACGTCGCACGCACCTCAGCGTGGAGCTCTTCCCGCGTCGACACCAGGTAGTCCGCGTGCAGCTCGATGGCTGAATCGGGTATGGACCACGCGTAGCCCATACCCACCTTGCGCACGCGAGACATCTCCGTCGGTGGCGGCGCATCCACGCGACCGAAGGTTTCTGAGACGGCGGCAACACTCATAGCGGCAACGGCATGCCGTACTCACTCGGGGCCGGTGGTCGATCATCAGTCTTGCCAGCCATCACTGGTGCGGCCATCTCGGGTCTATCAGGCAACAGCACCTCCGGCTTACTTTTGTTCCAGTACCCACACGCCGTGCAGTGCCACACG